CTTTTGGTATTTTTTCAATTAAAAAATCAGGATTTCCAATGTCGTAATTTTTATAATCAATATCTACTACTATATATTTATCAGAAACAAAACCTATAGCGTTTTTATTTTTAAAATCACAATTTGTTTTTTCAAATTTTTTTTTAACATTCGTTATATATTTTTTTTCTAATTCTTTTGAATACAATACATTGTAATTTTTAACATTTAGTCCCATATTTTGTAATTTATAAAAATCTGTTTTTAGTTGATGCATGCGTAGTGCATTAGATATAGCCCTACACAATAGGTAAAAGCATATGATAATAGAAGCAATAATGAATAGTAAACAAACTAACCGAATAAACACATTATCAGAGTTAAATGATTTAAAATAATTACTTACTACATATTGTTTTACTTTTTTATTCATACCAATTAAAAAACAAATATTATATATTAATGACATATAATATTTAACATATAATATTTAATAATCGATATCACGATTTGTGTATTTTGTATTTTGTATTTTGTATTTTGTATTTTGTATTTTGTATTTTGTATTTTGTATTTTGTATTTTTGTATTTTTATATTTTTATATATTTGTATATTTTAATTCTCAAAATGAGTCAACTTTGACAAACCGTGATCCGTTTTAGTATCAAGGACAACATTCTCGGCTTCAAACATGCTCTTCTTAATATCCTCGACGGTTGCGTCCTCGTCCAACCCATCAAAGTTCGCAACATTTGAAATACCAACCAGCTCTCCATCAGCATTAATCGTTTGCGTAAGTTTATTACCAGACTCCTCTGCCTTCTTCATATTCTCTTCAATAGCTTTTTGTCTAGCTTCGCGCACACGTTTCTCAAAATCTTGTTTTGCGATATCTTCATTCTTCTTTTTATCAGACATAAGCTGATTGAGTGTCTCCTCCATATACTCGACGCGTCCTGTCTTGTATGCCTCTGGATGGAAGGGAACCCACATACCAACTTGTCCTACATAAATATCATGATTGGGATCAACCTCGCGCAGCAATTTACAGCGAAGTTCTGCCTCGCCTTGTGTAGCAAAAACGCCGCGAACTTTGATACCACGCGTAGATGTTTGAAACTCGTGTTTCTCGCCGAATTTCTGCTCAAGTTCCTCTTCATGATTGTCCAAAAATGTTTTATAGTCGTCACTAACTAGGGTCGATGATGTAGTACGAATAGTCTCGCCCTCTTCCTTTGTAAACTCCTGGAAATCGGCGGTCAATTTATCAAAAGAAAGAGAATACTTAAATGATACGAAATTAAGAAACTGTGTAAATTTTTCCATGGATTTTTTATAGTCCCATTGTTTCACAAACTGCTCGAATAAAAATTGCTCCTTCTGTTTAATAATATGTTCTGGGGAAACAAACGAAAGACATACAAACTTTTGACCAGCGATAGGTTTGTCTTCCTCCAAAAGATCGGCATATTTGGGATTTTCTTTTCCTTCGGGTAAATATTTAGGAGTAACTCCTTTTGGTAAATTATTTGATTGAGCCATTGTATTATTTTATAATATATATTTTAATAATAATTTTAAGTTAGTTTAATCATTTATTAATTTATGTCTATTTTATATTTTATATTTTATATTTAATATTTAATAATAAATCTAAATATATCGAATATTACATAATATTTTTTTCTACATTATATTTATAATGTACGGAACACTTGATTTTGGTGAGCTTTTTAAGCGCTTTATTAAGTATATTATTGAAGGTCTTTGCGTCGCGATAGTTGCTTACTCCATACCATCTCGCTCTCTTAAACTGGACGAAATCGCATTGATTTCTCTCGTAGCCGCCGCCACCTTTGCGATCCTCGATGTTTATGTCCCCACTTTAGCCGTTTCTGCTAGAACTGGTGCTGGCTTCGGTATTGGTGCGAACCTTGTTGGATTCCCCACACCTCTTAAGCTTTAAACTTTAAATTTTAAATAAGATAAAGGTGATTATTTAAGGGTTGGTATTTACTATTTAATATTCATTATTTAAATAATAAATAATTATTACTTACATGTATAAAATATTGTATTATTAATACAGTATATAACATAGTATATAACATAGTATATAATACATAACATAAAATGATAACATTAAACAAACTATATTTAAATTTAAACTGTATTCAATTTATATTTGTATCGCTTCTTTTTGTATGCTTACTTATTAGTTTTTATATAATGGTTGTTACACTATTTTCAAAAGATAATACACATAACCGTATATTTTCAGTATGGCAATTTCCAATGTTACTTGCTGTTTTAGTTGATACAATTTATCACACTGGAAGATTTAAAAAATATATTTGTTAATATTACTGCGTCGGAATAAAAACCCAATTTAATTCCTCGCAAATTTTCTTCCAAATATCATCTTGTTCGATTCGTTTTTCTTTATCTTTCAACATTGGAAAATAAGAAAGAAATTCGCTCTTTTCAAGAAGTTCGCACAGTTTATAAACCGTATAATAATAATTCAAAAAATTCACACGATCATCCGGGCAAAATTTCGCATAAGGCCCCTGTATCTCCATAAAAAGATTACATAATGTCTCTTCTAATTCCGGCGTCATAATCGGCGGTTTAATACCGAGCTTATCTTTAATAAAGGGAATATGCTCGTAGTATTTATTATAGCCCAATTTTTTGAGAACTTCTTTTGCTTTTGAATTTGTAAATTTCGAAAGATTTATTCGTTCTTTACTAAGCTGTTGCTTTATATTTTCGAGAACTTCTTCGGGGATTTGCGTAGTTTCTTTTGCTTGAAACTGCGCGAGGATTTCTTTAAAATGATTAATTCTTTTGTAAGCGTAGAAACATGCTTCTTTGGGTGGTTCTTTATAAGACGGCTTCTCATTTTCAATAAGATAGGTAACTTGTTTTGCGCATACATTACATACCATAATTCCCTCATGTTCGACAGGAATCATTTCTCCTTTATTACATGATTGGCATATATCGGTGGCGTAAACGTAATCATTTATATTAATAAAAGTTTGGTCAAGATTTGTAAAAAACTTTTGAACATTGTTATCATTCGCGCGAGTTAAGGCGTTTTCATCAAATGATTTATCATTAACTTTAAAGAAGGAATTAAGGATAGTGGTTTTGCTTGTCCCATTTGTAATTTCTTTTTTATTTTCAAAATAATCAAAAATAAATTTACTGTTGTTTAAGTAATAATCTTTAATCTTTTTCTTATTTTTATAAATTTCTTCTTTTATATCGTATAAAGAATCTTGTAACTCTATTTTTTCATTAACGTCTACTATAGTCTCGGGATTATTTAACTTTTTCATTATTTCATTTTTTTTACGAATTAATGTAGGTAAAACATCGCTATTAATTAAGTTAAATTCTGACTGTAATTCGCGATGAACACTATCTAATGTCATTATTCTTTTTTTGTCTACTAAAATTTTTTTATTTGTTTTATGTTTAAAAGATGGCATCTATATATATCTATTATATTGTTATAAGTATAACTTTTTTAATATATAATATTTAATAATTATATCTATTTTAGTATTTATATTTTTTATATTATTTATATTATTTATATTTTTTATAATATAATATAAAAACGAACGAGATGGTTGAAATGGCTGATATGGCCGATATGAGACGTAAATTAAAGACCGGCGATCTTCTTTTATGCGACGATCTTCAATATAGTTCATGGGGATTACTTAGTTGGGTTATAAAATTTGCTACAAAGAGTGATTTTTCTCATGTTGGTATGATTGTAGTAGATCCGGAATTTACAGACGTTTCATTAAAGGGGACATATGTTTGGACATCGGGTATTTCAGATGTTCCAGATCCGGAAGATAATACGAAGAAATTTGGCGTACAGTTTGTTCCCTATGATCATTTTATTAAAACATATGGTGGTAAAATATATGTTCGCAGAATCGTGTTTGAAAATTCGGAAAAGTATAACAAAATATTTAACTGTGAAAAATTAAAAGAAATACATAAAGTTGTATACGATAAACCGTATGATATGGTTATTACGGATTGGATAGAAGCATACTGTAAGAAGGACCCTCGTCCTCAGAAAACGTCTAGATTTTTTTGTAGTGCTTTTATCGGATATATTTATACAAAGTTAACATTATTTGACGAGGGATTAGACTGGAGCATTCTTTATCCAAGTTATTTTTCTAGTGAAAACAAAACATTTTCTTTGCTTCATAACGCAACACTATTAAAAGAACACCAAATAGCAGGGTAAATATATATATATAAAATAAAAATAAAACACTGTAAGGTTTAGAAAGTATTATAATTTATAAAACTGTATAATTACGAAATATGAAACTATGAATAATGTTAGAAATGTATTAATGTTTTCTCTATAAAAATAAAATAATGTTATCGAATGATTTAGACGTATGTACTAAAAATGGTAAAACAATTGATATAGAAAAGGAACTACACGATACACAGTGTAAGTCTAAATATAGTAAAGATGTTTTAAAGACAAATATAAATATAGATTCATTGGATATTGTGAATATTAAGAGAGAAACATATTACAAAATGAAATTTATTATTAACTCTTTAGAAAAAAATTGGGCAATAAAAAAAAGAAAAACTATATTTTATTTGAAAAATTTAGAAGATTCTACGACAGAAATTATAACCGAAGATTATTTAAACAAACGTGTTATTAATAAAATATATAACGCTCGAAGCAATGAGCATGGGCGGGAGCAGGGACAAGAGGGGACGCAGACGCAGAGGCAGGGGCAAGATATTTTAGAAATAACTAAAAAGAAAGAAGACATAATACCTTTAAAAGAAGGAATTCATACATTAAAAATGTTAATAGATAAAGGTAAATTGGATATAAATAGTGAACAGAAAAACGATATTTACTTGATGATATTTTTAATGAATACTTTAGAAAATGGTTGGAGTATAAGGAAAAGAGATGATAACTATGTTTTTAGGAAAAAACATGAAAAACAAACGGAGATATACTCTGACGAATATTTAGTAAATTTTCTGAAATCCAATATGAATAACATTATTTGTTGATTTTCTTGATTTATTCATTTTCTCGATTTGTCGATTTGTCGATTTGTCGATTTTTCGATTATATTAATTATTAATTATTAATTTATAAAAAGTTAATTAAGATTTTTTATAAAATTTTTTTCTTTAGCAATATTATAATACACAAAAATGGCAGGAGGTCTTATGCAACTTGTAGCTTACGGCGCCCAGGATGTTTATCTTACGGGCAACCCTCAGATTACCTTTTGGAAGGTGTCTTACAAACGTCACACCAACTTCGCAATGGAGTCTATCGAGCAGACTTTTAACGGTCAGGCCGATTTTGGTCGTCGTGTAACCTGCACCATTTCTCGTAATGGTGATTTGGCTTACCGCACTTACCTTCAGGTTACTCTCCCTGAGATTAACCAGTCCATGAAGGGCACCAACCAGGACGGTGTTTATGCCCGTTGGCTCGATTTCCCCGGTGAGCAGCTGATTTCTCAGGTTGAGGTTGAGATCGGTGGTCAGCGCATTGACCGCCAGTATGGTGACTGGATGCACATCTGGAACAACCTTACTCTTCCCGTTGACCAGCAGCCCGGTTACTTTGCCATGGTTGGCAACACCACCGAGTTGACCTTCATCACCGATCCCTCTTTCAACGCCATCGATGGTCCCTGCCAGGCTAACGCCCCTCGTCAGGTTTGCGCTCCCCGCAATGCTCTCCCCGAGACTACCCTCTATGTTCCCTTTCAGTTCTGGTACTGCCGTAACCCCGGTCTTGCTCTTCCCCTCATCGCTCTTCAGTACCATGAGGTCAAGATTAACCTCGATATTCGTCCCATTGATGAGTGCTTGTGGGCTGTCGGCTCCCTCAGCTGCGGCTCCAACGGCTCTAGCTCTACCGCTGGTGGCCGTGTCAACACCGCCTACAACCAGTCTCTGGTCGCTGCCTCTCTCTACGTCGACTACGTCTTCTTGGACACTGATGAGCGCAGACGCATGGCTCAGAACCCCCATGAGTACCTTATTGAGCAGCTTCAGTTCACTGGTGACGAGTCTGTCGGCTCTTCTTCCAACAAGATCAAGCTCAACTTTAACCACCCCGTTAAGGAGCTCATCTGGGTTGTCCAGCCCGATCAGAACGTTGACTACTGTTCTTCTCTCGACTGCAACCAGCTTCTCTA